GATGATTGCTTGACCTTCACGTTCGAGGAGCATGCTATCAAGCTGAAGGCGTACTACAGTACGAACCCCTTCGGTCTGAACTATAAAGATGGGGAGGGATGCGGTTACGAGCTCCTGTTCCACGGCGCTACCTACGAAGCGTCGTTCTGTAGTATGCTACTCATGCCCGCGGTGATTGGCGGCGAGGACACCTTCGTCTTTGGGCTCGACCCGAGGCGGCTGTTCTCAAAGACTTTCTGGCGTACCAGTGACGATGGGGTGGACCTCACTTTGGATGAGAAAGTGTATTACTGCCGCACCGTCGCTAAGGGGCTGCTTGGCGCTGTTCAGCACGTCGATGGTGTCTACGATGTTATCAAGGCGCTTTCCGACATCCCCACCACCCAAATCAGCAAGACGAAGGCTAGGCGGATAAACCAACGCATAGCCGACGCAAACGAGTACTCAATTTCTAGGGGTAGCGCGCCAACTGAGCAGCGTGCGCCCGCGCAGAATCACGACTACGTTCTGGCTATTTTCCCTGAGCTGCGGCTACTGGAGGGAAATGTCGACAAGATGGTTGCAGCTATCAAGCGCACCGGCTACGTCGATATTGCGGAGTTGGACTAGGAAGAGCACTATGACCTGGTGATGTCGTTAAACTCACTCGTGGGGGCCATAAATCCCACGTTGGTCGTTTAGTAAAATTTGTTGGCTATGGCTAAGAATAAGTTGAAACTAAGCAAGAAAGGTAAGAAGCAAAATAGGAAGAAGGCCAGAGTGCCTGTCCGAGCACGTAGAGCCAGGGGCATCACGCCCTACCAACGGCTCCTGGTTGACCCGTGTCAAGCTGACCTCCGCACTGTACGTGTGGCGGGCGCTGAGACGGGTTATATCAGTAGGTTCAAGCGCAACTACGGTAGCGCTTTGTTCCACCCGCTCAGTGCAGGCACCGCTAACTTCAGTGGTTACGTCGCTTGGTTCCCCGGATACCACTGCCCAGCTGGTGCCATGACCCTCGGTCGTGGTATGAATCTGTTTGGGTGGTGGTGGGGAACCTCATCCACGAACCCAACCAATAGCGCAGCGGGGGCCCCGTACGGTGGCTCAAACAATACGTCGACTAAGTCCTCTCAGGACCCGGCGTACGCGTTCCTCAACGGCACGACCGCCCAATGCGGCCGAGCCTTAGCGGGATGCATCCAAATGCGGTATATTGGGCGTTTGGACGAAACGG